TTGCAAAATGGTCTTATTTGTAGCAAAGCAACCGTCAGCAATTAATCCACGATCAACATCAATGTTGAACTCTGAGAATAATTCCTTATTCTTTAAAAAGACTTCAATCATTGGGTCAGGAGACCTTCTGAACGTCTGTTTCCTGTCATCATTTCTGATAATGTGTCTACAGACAAAAGTGGAGTTAACACCATCTACCGATAGAACGCCGGGGTTGTTTGTCTTCTTAGACCTTTTCATGTAGGGAGTGCCTGCAACACCAAAGAAATCCACACTCTTAACATTGAATCCTTTCCTTCTTTTCTTACTGCTAAGAGACTTGGAAGTTTTGCTAAGAACTGAATTTCTAGACTTTGGAATACTTGAATTGATAATTTGAAATGGAGAGTTGATATTCTTATAAAAATACTCTATAAGTTTAGAGCAGAATTTATAGAAATATTTTTCCTTAGAAGATACAGAAGGAGTTACATCTTTCGTGGAAGTTCATAAGACTCCCTGTTTGAAAGATACTTCTCTACATTCTCTTTTATCATGTCATTTGTTGCAAGTCTGTAGGCTCGCATCCTTATCTTAGAAGCAACAGAAGAAGGATCACCATACTCCTTACTAAGAGATGGATTGCTAGAATACAGATTGTCAACCTCAGCCGTCACCCAGTTAGCAATTTGTTTCTTCTTAATCGGTGACAAATATTCAGAACTTAAAGTCTTAATTCTAAACAGTTTGCCATACCTGTCTCCGTTAATGAGATCATTTAAGACCTTATTGCGTTCGTCTATAAAGGTTAGAGTTTCAATTCTTGTAGATCTCTTTATATTCTCTGGCGATAAAACACCAGTAGAATATTTAAAATTTATAGATTTGACCTTAAGACTGATGTCTCGCAATGCGACCTGCTCTTGTTCTTCTAGACCATTCATCAAGAACTGTTCGTATCCTTTTTTTCTATTTGAAATTGAATACTTTGCAGCAGAGATTAAGACGTTTATGATTATAGACTGAAGGTTCGACCAATCTGTCAACAAATTATAGAAAGACTCTTCATCGTTAACTCCAGCCATCTTTTCAAAGTCATAAACTTTGATGATGTTATTCAACTCAAAGGAAAATGCTTCATCTCTAAGAACTGACGCAATCACACAGCAGATGTAGCAAGACTCAGCTTCCTTCGCCTTTCTAAAATTTCCACCTTGTAAGACATCAAAGTCTAAAGGAGGAATTCTATCAGAAAGCCAATAACCTGCCTCTGACACGTTTGTGTCAAAACCAGGACAAATAGAAGCACCGCCATCATCATCAGTGTAACAGAGATTGCCATCCTTGATAATAATCTCAACTGGATGTTTAGCGAGTTTGATTAAAGTCTGCATGTCAACTTGTGTTGAAACTGATGCAACGTCGAAGTACTCAATTAAATTTGAGTCCTTAAGCTTTTCAAGCATAATCTCGTAGATATCTTTCTTCATTAAGAAATCTCCTCCAAAATCTGTCTTGCAGAAGCTACTGTGGTTGCAAAAGTTAAAACACTCGCTGTGCCACCTGTGTAGACACAAAGGCCAACTTGTGAAAAGAAAATCAGACATTTAACGGGATATTTTACATTTGGAGGCAAACACACATTGACTATCACTCTTAAAGCTGTAAAGGAAGCTGTGATTGGATTTGTAGTGTTATAAATCTCCATAGCTTTAGAAGCAAACCCTTTTGACTGAAAAAAGAACAGGAACGAATTCAATTGTAGACTCGATAACATTAAATGTCATTCTAAAACCTCCAAGAGAAAATTTCTATCAATATAGAAATGATTTTGGGTGTTCTACTGTCTAATCCAGCAATGGCCATACCAAGTAAAATAGAAATTAAAATTCCCATCGTATTTCTTTTTGTTGTTTAAAAAAAAATTGTTTCATTAAAGCGAAAAGACTTCACAGAAATGATTACTGAAGATAGATTAGGGTATAATCCAATGATCAGAAGTTTTAAAACGTGATTAAGTAGTAGTAAGATTAAATCGCAAGAAAATAAAATTAGTTTAATTTAAGTTGGAGGCTCACGTTGGATTTGAACCAACTCAAGAGATTAAAAACAATCAATCTCAGTCTCCTAACATATAAAAAAATATATGCTTCGTGAGCCAGGGGGTAACAAACAACAAAAGAAGAATTCTTTTGTTGTCTGTTTCCGAAATTATTTATGTGAAAATGAAACTCGAATGAGTTTCTGATCATTCAAAATTTTGAATAAATTTTGAGACCCTTCTGTAACCTTGTTACACTTTATAATGCTGTAACAAACGTATTCTCGATTATGTTCGGTGGTGACCCAAAGATCACCACTCATAACCTTGTTGTAAATTGACTTATGAAGGTTAAAAAAATACAGAGGAGAAGAAGTTACGCCTAAGTATCTCTTCTTAACGTAACAGCACAATTCATAAAAAATTAGAAAATGAGATCTAGGCGCAGCTAATGAAGGTAGAAGATCTAAGAGGAAAGAATAGACCTCTTTAAAATTTCTATATTTACCATTCCATGGTAAAAAGGCTCTTTCTATCAGGGTTGACATTGAGATTACAGGTTCACCTCTATCTATAGTGTATTTATAGAAGTAAGGCCTGCTTTCAATGTCTTTAGATTGAAAAGACTTCCGTGTGAGATATTTTAACTCCCATCCACATTCAATAGCTCTTGATTCAACTTTGTCTAAAATTTTATCATCAAAATTGTCCTTATAACCAATTAAGAAATCATCCCCACCGATACAATAATTAATCCTCTTTGAGTCTAAATCATCATTAAAGAATGACTGCATGACTAAGTTCACAAATGAACCAAAGAGTGTTGTGGATTTAACGCCTGACGGTATACCATGTATCATTCTGTAGACGTACCCACCGGGAGTGTAATAGTCTTTGATCGCAACAGTATCAAAGATTGCGATAAAGTGTTCATCGATTGATGAATCATCTAAAGGGTAATAAAGTCTTGATAGTGAAACTGCAATAATAATCAAACTAAGCCAGTTTCTTGAATCAAACCTTTTAACGTCGCCTTCCAAGATGGTATTACAGTCTCCCATGTCTTTAAACATTCTTTGATAATTGATGAAGGAGTTTCCAATGTAAATAGGCCCCTTGCCTCTATCTTTTATAAAATCCGATATGGGATCGGTCCAGACAGAAGAATGCAACTCATTGTGGAACTCCGGCATGTGAACGGCCCTCGAAGTCAAATCATCATAGTCATCATAATCTACATCACGTTTATTACGTGCACCGACGGTGTACGTTCCGGGGAATAGTTCATTCCTCAAAAAAACCTTCCCAGCTTTGTGGGATTCTTCAATTTTATTCCATTTCTCATTTGCTATTTCCAATGCATACGGTGCTGCTTTCTCTTTTGAAGTCAAATTAAGATATTCTTTGTAGAAGAAACCAGGATACGTCTTTTTATCAAATCTTGAAAACTGCATGTCTTCTTTTTCCGCTGGAGGAAGCGTTGGAATTTTGAGTTTTCTAATTGTCGACTTTATAGCACCTTTCAACTTCTTAATTACACTCATACTAGGAAGGCCGTTTAAAAAAGACTCTGTCTCAGGAATCATAGTCCGTTGCAAAATGGTCTTATTTGTAGCAAAGCAACCGTCAGCAATTAATCCACGATCAACATCAATGTTGAACTCTGAGAATAATT